TACAAGCGAGAAGGCAAAGCATCAACGATTTTACCAAGTTCTGCAATTACGTTAGAAGATAAAACACCTGCACCAACAGCAGCGATTTCCTGTGCAACAGGTAAGTTAGCGTCCAATTCAATCAATGTAGCAAATCCATCAAATTCACCAGCGTTAGCAGTAACACCTGTCCAGATGTTTGTTTCGTTTTTAGACGCTACTTTTTCAGCAACGTAAGCCAACAAGAAATCAGCAAAAGATTTTGGAAGTTGATCGAAAGCAGAATACCCCATTGAAACCGCATCCCAATCTGAACGAAAATCTTTTTTACACAATTCCAAATTTACTTGGAACTCTTCTGGTTGCAAAACGCGCTCAGCGACTGTGATAGTAGAAGTAGCAGTAAAGTCACAAGTTGCATTTTTCAAGATATCGTCAGTAGACAAAGTCTTTACTACTTGCTTGTACTTAATGTTTGGTTTAACCGTAATAAGGTTTTTAGAAATAGTTGGTGCAGAAAGCAAAGCGGCTGCAATGTATTTGCCTGCTGATTCTCCTGCATAGGTTGTAGTGATAGATGTAACCGTAGCCATTTTTATTTGTTTAAGAATGAATAAACTGATTGTTTAATTGAAGGCGCGCCTTTCGCACCCCATGTGAAGCCTTCTGACTTCGTTTCGTTTTCGGGATTGTGAACGATAGGAGCAGCAGCAGGTTCGTCGCTTTCAGTTGAAAGTTCAACAGGCTTTTGCTCTTTAAGTTCTTGAATTTGTGATTTCAAAGATTCGATTTCGGCTTTCAAAGTCGCTACTTCTTCAGCACTGAAATAAGTCTCTTTAACCACAGATTCAACAGTTTTCTTAGGAGCGGCTTGCTCCATTTCAGTTGGCATTGCTTCGGGTGCTTCAACCTCAACCTCTACCTCTTGCTCAGGTGCTTCCGCTTCTTTGATTTCGGCAATGATTCCTTCCTGCTCGACAATCAAGATGCGCCCATCTTCAAGGGTGTACTCTCCAACAGGCAAAGCAACAGTGCCACCATCTGTAACGATTGACACGTTCATTCCCGCTTCGAAAGATTCCGCTTCGATTGTAGTCACTCCATCCTGCAAAACCATTTGGGCTAACTTGACCTCAACAGCCTTTAGCCCTACTGCTTTCAAAATGTTGTTAATTTGTTCTTTCATACAATTAAAATTTAAGGTTTGTAAAATGTATGTTTTTTAGTTGCTTGTACGAATCAAAGTACGCTCAGTATTTGTGTTCGTAACATTCGACACTCGTTGCCCTGTCGTTGCACCTATTCCTTGGTTCTGCGTTTCTCCTTTGCAGTTTTCGATACTGTATGTACCATCTGCTCCAAGGCATCCGCGCTTTCCTCCTTCGGGGCTTGTGCTTTTCTTTTTAGCCATATTACTTGTTGTTTTTAATTACTTCCTCTAGTTGCTTAATGATGTCGTTTTCGTCAGATGCCTTAAACAGTTTTTCCAATCCCGAAAACATTGCTTCGATTGAAAAACCAGAATAGTCACCAGCCTTAACTTTGTTCCATTCGTCGTCGTTGTACAGCTTCATTTTTACCGCCCAACCGTCTTTGATAGGTTCGATTCCGTATATGTTTATCTTGTCGTTTTTGACATCTTCTGTCATCCACGATTCAATAACGCCAACACCGCTCACAGGCTTTTTATGTTCGCTTGTGACGTTGTTAAGGTTCAAGCGCTTCATGAATAGTTCAGCAGCCAATTTTACCGTGTCACCTGTGAAATAGATGTTAAACTCTTTGTCCTGCATTTTGCGGTAAATGCGTTTATCAGGAATTAAGGCGTATCCCACTACCTCGCGTTTTTCTTCGTCGGTTACTTTCAGTTCGATTTTATGCTCTGAAAGGGCAATGAAGTTTTCCTGTATGGCTGGATTTTTCACAAGGCTAATTGCGAATACTCCATCCTTTTCAAAATCTTCAATTGTCAATTCAACTTCTGGTAGATTTTTCATATCATTTTATTTTAAAAGTTGGTTATTGTGGTTTTGTATGTTTATCCGAATGTGGCATTCTTAACAATGTTCCTATCTAGCGCTTGTTGACTTGTAACCTCATTGCTAACAACGTAAGCCTTAACAGGTTCTTTAGTGTCGAATTGTTTAAGCGGGTTTTCGCTACCTTGACCTACCAAGTTAAATGAAGGCGTTATACTGCCAGCGCCAGTTGATCCGCCGCCAGAACTTGGTGCAGAAGCCGAAACCGAACCGCCACCATCAAACTTTTGCGCGGCTATTTTCTTAACGTTAACCAAACCAGCAGCAACGGCAGCAGCAGCGGCAACAGCCCCTAATGCTGGTCCGACAATTGGAATACCTGACAAGGACTGGAATGCACCCGTAGCCGCCTTGTAAGTATCAATCAAAGCCGATGAAATATTAACCGCCTTTTGAATCTTAAATGCACGTTCTTGTTGCTTGCGCGATTTACCTGCGAATAATTCAGTAAGGCTCGAAATAGTATTTAGTACATTGTATGCCGTTTGGATTCCACGTTCTTCCCTTGCTTTCTTTGCTTCATCTAAAAGTCTTTCTTCCTCTGCTTGCTTTCTTTTTGCAGCCAAATAAACATCTATACCAGCTTGGTTTATTTTCTGCATTTCGTCGTTCTTTTGGAACTCGATTGTTAGCGTTTCGGCATTGCGGTTTTTTAACGCATCAATATCTGCACGCATTTCTTCGTTCTCTTTAACGAGTGCTTCCTGACGAATTTTAAAAAGCGTATCTTGTCTTGCCTGCTCTAAAATAGCGGTATCTTGTCCGTACTTCTTTGCAAGTGCAATTAGTTCAGCATACTTTTCCTCCGTGCGTTTTATCTCTAATTCGTCCGCGGTTAACTTGCTGTCTGCATATTCGCGCTCTGCTTGTTTTATCTTTTCGATTGCTTCACGTCTTGCATCTGCTGCTTTCTGTGCCGCTTCACGTTGCTTTTCTGCCATTGCCTGCGCTGATTCGCCTGCAATACCGTTAGCGTTTTCGATTTGCTCCGATTGCTTCAAAAGGTCGCCTGCAATCTTTTCGTAAAACTTAGCGTTTTTCTCTGATTCCTTTTGTACTTCTTTAGTTCGTTGCTTTTGCTTTTTGAGAATGTTTTCAGTAGCCGCGTCTGTTCTACCCATTGTGCGTAGTGTAGCCGCTTCTAACTTGTCAAAAAAGCTGGTATTATCTTCTTGTGTCGCTGTGAACTTTCGCGACATTTCCTCTGCGCTCTTTGCAAATAACGCGTTAGCCTGTGCTTTTAGCGCCTGTGCTTTTACGTATGCATCCGCTTTCGATGCGTATAGCCGTTCAGCTTCATCTAAAGTTTTGGCTTTTCCAAGCGAATCCCCTAGCGTATCGTTGTAGGTTTTTAGTGCTTCCTCTTTTGAAATTACGCCAGACTTCGCTAGATCAAAAGCACTCTTTACTTTTTGTGTTTTCTGAATAGCATCCTGCGCACCTTTGCGATAATCTTCTAAAGTTTCGTTTAACGCTTCTTGTCGTTTGTTCGTAAGCCCTACCGCTTCTGAAATACTATCCCAGTTAGCCGCAAGCGTTCCAAGTGCCGCGATGAAAACACCGATTCCAGTAGCAAGCAACGCTCCTTTAATGCCTTTGAAAGTTTCCATAGCAACAGCACCAAGCGCTTTGAATGAGCGCCCCGCATCCTCTAAACCTTGCAAGCCTTGAGCCAATGCCATAGCGCTTTGAACCTTTAGCATCGCTTCCTCTACCTTGCCACCCTCAACACCTACTAAACCTAACGCACCTTGCACAGCACTAAAACCAGAAGCCGTTGCAGTTAACGATGAACCCAAAGCAGTGAACGCCCCACCGCCTTGTAAGTTCTTAATGGCTTCGCCCGTGTCGTCTAAAATATCCTTTAATTCCGCTGCACGTTTAGCTGCTGCAATAGCTTCTTTTGAAGATTCACCGTAAGCCGCTGCCATTTGTTGCAACTCCTTTTTAGCTTCTGCAAATTGCTGCTTAACGGTTTTTAGGTTGTCCTTAACCTCTAATTCAATTACTCTTTTATCAGCCATTATGCGTATTTTTTAGCGTGCATTTTGCGTATCTTCTGTTTGTAGATTTCCTTTGCAGTAGTGTTGTATTTATGACTTCCTTTTGCAAAATCAATGTATTGGCTTTTTCCGTGCCAATCATCCAAAGCGAGTATTTCTAAAAGTATATTAATCATATTGCGAGATTATAATATAACAAGTGTATGTGTCACCATTTGTATAAGTATAAGTGACAGGTATTAAGTAGTTCAAATTGTCGCCTTCTTCGTTTCTATGCTGTTCACCTTCTTCTTGGATTCGTGCAGTTCCATCTTCAGTAACACGCAAATAAATTGGAGAAACGTTTGAAGGCACGGTAACTGTGCAAACACCATCCGCTGTAAACGTGTCAGGTGCAACCGTGCAACCAGTAGCAGTATCATCTACAAAAACACTAGCAACTCCGTTAGGTAGTGTTATATTCACATCAACAGTGCCACCTATGTTTTCGGCTCTGAATGAATTATTACCACATGCGTCCCGTAAATCATTTAACAGCGTAAACTCTACAACACCGCTAGTAAGGTCTGACTTCATTTCGTTAATTATGTAGCGCTTGTCACGAATGATTAAACGGTCGTTTAGTTTGAGCGCTGTTAAAATCGAAATTGGCAAAACGGTTTTTACGTATGTCAATCGGTTCTTGCGGTCATACAGGTTGTTTAGATAGTTGAAATAGTAAACGTTAAACGCACCATTTTGGATAGGGAATAAAAGCAGTGAACTAATATCATTACCAAAGTTTAACGAGTAGTTCAAATTATTATAGTACAAATCTTGTCCTAGTGGGTAATAATCAGTCACAGCAACATTTGACGAGCCGTTAAAGAAATACCACTGCGAGCATGTCGTTTGCTTATATTGGTATAAAATAATAGGCTTTGTAACGTATGGTTGAAAGTCTTGATTCAAAGCGTAGGCAACTTGTAAATTTGTTCCTATGAATTGCTGAAACAGGATATTCTCAAACGGTACTTTTATTTGATAATCCGAACCGTCGTAAGGGTACACATATGACAAGTCACCATAGTTAATCGAAAACAGTTCTTTGTATTCCTTATTCATGAAAGATTCAGATTGTTCATGCAGGAACTCTATTTTTTTATACAGCTTAATACGCTCGATGTCTATGCTGTCAATATCGGTGTATGTTGTAATGTCGTAAATCCTTCCAGCCAAATACCAATCCTCCAGCGGCAAAAGTCTAAACGTCGTGTTGTTTATCGGCTCAATAGTTAGGTTGAACTTCTTTAGCAATCCCGAAAGGTAATCGTAAATTTTCATGTCTGGCACATACTGATTTACGTTAATGTCACCAGAGAAAGAAAGCGTACTACATACACCTGTTTGTCCAAAGTTATAAGGCCCGCCACCTTGCAAAGAGCCAGACACCGAATAGAATATAACAGGCTTAAGCGACATCGCTTGGTTAGTCCGTATCTTAAAAGTGTAAACCACATCTAATGATGGCGAGTTACTTACTTGCACTGCCGTATAGTTGGCATTGCCAGAA